AACCACGCAAAGTGCAACTGACCTCAACACAAGTAAATCTTGCTAGAAGACTAGGTCTCAGCAATGAGCAATACGCAGCACAGCTTTTAAAGGAGGCTTCAAATGGCTGATAGAACTTTACGCACAGAAGAGAGCAGAGAAGCAACAAAAAGAAAGGTTACTTGGACTAGACCAAATTCTATCCCTGACCCAGAGCCTAAACCAGGCGTTGAGTACAGATGGATACGCACATCAACTCTAGGACAAAGTGACATGACTAATGTTTCTTCAAAGTTTCGTGAAGGATGGGAGCCAGTGAAAGCAGAAGATCATCCAGAGTTAAAAGTGCTGACCGATGTTGATTCAAAGTTTCAAGGCAATGTAGAGGTTGGAGGTTTGCTACTTTGCAAGAACTCCACAGAAAACATGGATGCAAGGAGAGAACATTATAAAGAGAAGAATGATCAGCAGATCGCTTCTGTAGATAATAATTATCTTCGTGAGTCCGACTCGAGGATGCCAGTTCTTAGACCAGAAAAGGTAACTCGCACATCTTAATGACGTAAATTTAACCGAGAAGGAACTTAATTATGAGTAGCGTAGCAGCACCATTTGGATTAAACCCAATCGGCAGATTTGACGCAGGTTCATTAGAGGTATTTAGACAATACCCTATTAAATCTGGGGAGAGTACAGCGATAGTTAAGGGCGATATCGTTCAATTAGTAAATGCCAGTAATGCAACTACAATTGCAAAAATGACAGGCACTATGGATGGTTCAGCAACTGATCTATGTGGTATTTTCATGGGATGCCGATTTACTGATCCAAACACAAAACAGTTGACATTTAGTCAACATTTCCCTGCAAGCACAGCAGCGGATGACATAATGGCTTATGTTGTAGATGATCCTAACGTATTATTTACAATTCAAGCAGACGGGTCTTTTACAAATGAAAGAGATATTTATGGTAAAAATGCACCTGTCGTACAGGGATCTGCAAATACAACACTAGGTATATCAAGAGTATCTTTAGATGCTTCAGAGATATCTACTAATGCAGGTGATGGAATCAAAATAATTGACTACTTAGGTGGTGATTTAGGTGATGAAAAGGGAAGTAACTTTCCAATATTGGTTTGTAAATTCAACTATCATCAGTTGTCATCAACTAGTGGCGCAGCTTAAGGAGAGATAAATGGCGATTTCAAGAGCACAACTCCTTAAGGAGTTATTACCAGGTCTTAATGCTTTATTTGGACTTGAGTATGAAAAGTATGAAGATGAGCATGCTGAAATATATGAGACAGAAAATTCAGAGCGTAGCTTTGAAGAGGAAGTCAAGTTGTCAGGTTTTGGGGCTGCCCCAGTAAAGCCTGAAGGCGGAGCTATATCTTTTGATTCAGCGCAAGAGTCATTCACTTCAAGATACAACCACGAAACTGTAGCTATGGGCTTTTCAATAACAGAAGAGGCAATGGAAGATAATCTTTATGATTCATTGTCTGCTCGTTATACTAAAGCACTAGCTAGAGCAATGGCTTACACAAAGCAGACTAAAGCTGCTGCATTGCTTAACACAGGCTTTGATACTTTTCAAAGTGGCGATGGTGTAACATTGTTTAACACAGCTCACCCAACAGTGGCTGGTGGTAACAATAAGAATAGACTTACTACAAATGCAGACTTAAATGAAACTTCACTTGAGCAAATGGTAATTGACATTGCAGCTTTCGTTGACGAGAGAGGCTTATTAATTGCAGCTAGACCAAGGAAGTTAATCATTCCACCTGCATTAATGTTTGTCGCAACAAGACTATTGCAGACAGAAGGTAGAGTAGGAACTGCCGATAACGACATCAATGCGTTAAGATCAAATGGAAGTATTCCAGAGGGATTCTCCATTAATCACTATCTAACAGATACTGATGCTTTCTTCTTAACAACTGATGTTCCAAACGGCATGAAGATGTTCGTAAGAACACCTATGAGCACATCAATGGATGGTGATTTCGACACAGGTAATGTGAGATACAAAGCCCGTGAGAGATACTCATTCGGTGTATCAGATCCATTAGGGATGTTTGGTTCACCAGGTGCGTAACTAATCGAGGGGGCTTTTGCCCCCTTTTAACCCTTGACAGAAAGTGCACATGCACTTTTTGACATTTGCCAAGACAAGGAGTGTAACATGGCTAATACAACTTTTTCGGGTCCAGTCCGATCTAAGGGTGGATTCAATGTAATAAATGAAAATAGCACTACAGGTGCTATTACCCAAACTGGCTTTTCAGTAAATTCTACTGGTCAGCTAATATCTTTAGGTTCAAGAAAAATTCAAACCTTTGTAGGTTCTTTGGCTGCAACAGATACAGCTTCAGCTTATACTGATGGTGATGTTCTTGTAGAACTAGGAACTTTAAATTCAGATCATCCAGATGAACTAGTAACTGCAACAAAGTTTTTTATTCATAAAGCTGTAGTGGGCATCACAACAGCCGCAGGTCAAACTTTGGCTGGAAGTTTACAATTGAGTGCAACAAGTGGCACAGCAACTAATGCAGCTGTTTCTTCAGGAACAGAAATTGTAGGTGCAGGTGTTGCGGCTTTTTCACCAACTTTATCTGCTGCTTTATCTGTAACTGAGATTGACATTAACTTTAACAACACAGCTGGTAATTTTCATGTGTTTGAGCCTAATGTAACAGCACCAATCGCTAGTAATGTACTATATGCTGCGGCTACAACAGCATTAAATGCAGATGCTTCAGCAGGTAGATTTACAGTAGAACTTGAATACTCAGTATTCTAAGGAGGGTTAAATGGCAGGTCGTTCAGATGTTAAAGCCTTTAACTTTAACCAAGGAGACAGTGCAGCTGTCTTAGGTCCTAACAGATCTAGGATAAGACAAGTTGTCATATTTGGTAATGCAGCTGGTGTTTTAACAATCAAAGATGGAAATGGCGGAGATACAATTTTGCTTCAAAGTTTTCCTACTGGGTTACATACGTTAAATATTCCAGATCAAGGCATGCTTGCTGAAAATGGCGCTTACATACATGGCTTCACAGGATCTGGTAATAAGTTAACTGTATTTTTATCGTAATGCCTTCTACCAAAAAAAGGGGCAGTATGAAAGGCTACACTATAAAAGGTGGTCACAAAAGACCTACGAAAGCAGGTGCTGGAATGACCGCCAAAGGTGTTGCCAAATACAGAAGAGAAAATCCTGGAAGTAAACTTAAGACTGCTGTTACTGGAAAAGTCAAAGCAGGCAGTAAAGCTGCAAAAAGAAGAAAATCTTTTTGTGCTAGAAGTGCTGGTCAAATGAAGAAGTTTCCTAAAGCAGCAAAAAATCCAAACAGTAGATTAAGACAAGCTAGACGAAGGTGGAAGTGTTGATTAGTAGAGCTTCAATGAAAAACCAAATGAAGGGTAATAAAATGAGAAAGAAAAATAAAGTAAGCACTTATAAAAAAGGTGGTGGACTTGGCGGGTTAGCTGCAACATTAAGTCCAGCATATAGCATAATGAAAGGTCAAGGTCCTATTTCAAAGGGTCTGTCAGAAATAGGAAAAGCTATGGGACCTTTTAGCCCTTTAGGTATGCTTGCAAAAGATAAAAGAGAAGCAGCAAAAATGAGAAGAATGGCTATGGCTTCTGCTCAAATGCCAACTGGAGGTAGCTCTCCCATGGCTGCCACAGGCGCTAATCAAATGCAGAGAATGATGGGTGGCGGTGTTATGAAAAGAACTAAGCCTATTGATGGCATAGCTTCTAAAGGCATGACTAAAGGAAAGATCACATAATGGATATTGATAAGCTAAGAGAAGAGTTAAAAATTGACGAGGGTGTAAAATACGAAATATACCTCGACCATCTTTCCCTGCCGACTTGTGGAGTGGGACATCTCATAAAAGATACAGATCCAGAGAGCGGCTTGCCTGTAGGAACAAAGATTGAAGAAGAAAGAGTCAATGAATTATTTGATGAAGACATACAGGTCACAATACAAGAATGTAAATATCTTTATAATGACTTCGATGATTTACCAGAAGAGGCACAAAGAATCATAGCAAATATGATGTTTAATCTGGGCAGACCTCGTTTAAGCAGATTTTTAAAGATGAAGCAACATGTTGATAACAGAGACTTTGCTTCTGCAAGTTTAGAGATGAAAAACTCGAAGTGGTATAGGCAAGTGCCTAACAGAGCGCAAAGACTTTGTGACAGAATGTTTAATATAACTACATAGGTGATTTATGAGAAAATATTATAAAACAAAAGCTGCGGATTTAACACTAGAGCCAATAGAAGATTATAATAAAAGAATAAAAAGTATAGCCAAATCATTAAAAAAACGAGGATATGTCGGTAGCAAACCTAACTTTACAGCAGACGCAAAAGGAAATGTAGTTAAAAATTTTAAAAAAGGTGGAAGCACTGTTAATAAAGCAGGTAACTACACAAAGCCAACAATGAGAAAAGCCTTGTTTAATAGAATAAAGGCTGGTGGAAAAGGTGGTAGACCTGGTCAGTGGAGCGCCAGAAAGGCACAAATGCTTGCTAAACAATACAAAGCAAAAGGTGGAGGCTATAGAGGATAATGGATCCAGCCACTATAGGATTAGCCATAACAGCAGCCTCAAAAGCATTTGGGGCTATTAAGGCTGGTTTTGCAGCGGGTAGAGAAATTGAATCTATGGGTAAAGATTTAAGTCGCTGGATGGGGGCTATAAGCGACATTGATAATGCAGAGAAGTCTGCTAGAAATGCTTCACCTCTTAGAAAACTATTTAAAGGTAAAGAAATAGAGGCTAGTGCTATAGAAGCGTTTACCGCAAAAAAAAAGTTAGAAGCACAACGACAAGAATTAAAATCATTTATAAATTTTCACTACGGGGCTAA